TTTGTATCATTGCGTACTTCTTCATAACGTTTCTTTAGATTTCTTTAGTTTTCTAATATAAATATTAAAGTAATTATTTTTTACCAATATTTATTTAATATAATAGAATAATTAAATGGCAGTAATAAAAAAATACGCAGAAAATTTAACAACTCCGCTTACTAATTACGGAACATTTTTAAATGACACAAATCCAAATTCGGATTATTTTAGAATAACTGAATTCAAAGATACATTTACTGGTGGTAAGAATGGATTTCTTATAGAAGGTTCTCAGTATTTAAAAGAATCTACTGAACTTAAAGTTGAGATATTGGATGTAGAAGGAAATCCAGTATATTGGGAACCTGGTAATGGTATTCCTGAATATTATGAGGGACTATCTAAAGTAGTTGCTGTTTATGTTTATGAAGATACACCAATTGGATTGGGTAAGGTAACTATATTAGGTGAAGCAAAGACATATATAGATGCGAATGGTAATACACAAGATGTGCCGGATGAATGGAAGGGAATTTATAATTTAAAATGGGAAAGAACATTTCAAATTAATAGATTATTAAGTAACGAAGATAAAGTTAGATTCTATCGTAGACCTCAAGTAACTATAAATGAGATAGTAAAGCCGATATTTAATAATATTGTAATTCAAAAAATTCAAAAAGGTATTGCAGATGGAACTGCACAATCTCCAAGAGAAGGAGAAACTTTAACTAATTATACACTACCAACATCATATTTACTAACAACTACAGATGATACATTTTGGACTGGTTCTGTTATTGGTACTGATATTCAATTTACCGATTTGGGAGTTAGTTTACAAGCCGATAATTTAGTAAATGATAGAAATTTAACAATATCAACACCATATACTGTAAATGGAATTGTTACTGATTTTATAGGACAGGGATATACTGCATCTTTTAATTATACGGAAGGTGTTGATAATTTAAAAACAGCATTAACGGGTTCTTTTGCAAAAATAACTATTGGTGATTTAAATACATTTGTTGGTGATGTTGCTAGAGTAAAAGTATTTAGAAAATCACAATCAGACTTAGCAGATTTTCAATTCATTCAAGAAATACAATTAGAATCAAATGAATTATTAGTTGATTTAGAATCAACAACAAAGAATCAAGAATTCTATGGATTATTTGATAATTCCAATTTTAAAAATTATTGGGTAACATCTTCTAATAATTTATCAACTTTATTTAATCAAAACTTTTTATTCAATTCTGTAAAATTGGATGCTAATGGAGGACCTTATAATTATTTTACAACCAAGTCAATAGCAATAACAGAAAATGCGGAATATACATTAAATTTTAATACTAGATTATTAGAAAATTTAAATCCAACAAATTACATTTCAGTTTATATAAGCGGTTCTAAACAAATTACATATGGTGGTACTACAACAAAAGTAGGAGCATCTCAAGAAATTATAAAAATATATTCTGATAATTCTTTATTACAAAAAACACCAAAAACAATTAATTTTAAAGCAGAGGGATTATCTGATACAAGATTGTATTTTGATGTAAAGGGAAATGGTTGGTATATTTCTGATGTTAGCTTAAGGGCATCGCAAGAAAGTTCTTTTTCTCCCGATGAGATTACGTTTATACAACCTGTACCAAGAACATTACCAAGAGAAACTTTTGAGTTTTTATTTCAATTTTATGATATAAACAATAACTATATTCCCGTAGTTGTTAGTGAAACGAAAACATTTGATGGTGGTAACTTAAATGTAATTAATAAAAGTATTGAATTAATTCCATCATCTTTATATTTTCAATTTGATTCTGGTTCTGGTAATGGTAATCCAGTTCCGCCAACTGTTATTAATGTTGATATTAAGAAAAATTATTTAACTGGTTCTTATACATTTACGTCACGTTCATTTGATTTCTTTGGCACGGAGTTATCATCATCAATGTATGCACCTATTATAACGCCTGGTTATTTGGGAGGGCAATTTCCGGGATATCTAATTGATAATAACGGGTCTAACAATAATGTTATTTTAACGGTACAAAACTTTACAGGTTCAAGAGATGAAGCTTTAGAAGAATTGGTAGTACAATTTATTGAATATACTGTTGAGTGTGAGGGTGTTGAGGATTCAATGGTTATCACTAGAGTAATAGATGGTAAGGGTGGTGTTAATTATGAGATTAGACCGTATGATGGAACTATAATTAGAAATTCACATCCATCATCTTCATTAGAAGTTCAAGCTATTCGTATTGATGGTGTAAATGAAATTTTATTACAAAGTGGTTTACCAAAAGGACGTTCAAATACTATGTTGCACGTACAATCGGGTTCTACTTATTTAACTTTGGCAGATGCGAGTGCATCTCAATTTATTAGAGGAATTAAGCCCGGTATAACTGGTTCTGGTGAAGTAAACTATAATGCAATATTCAATAGAGATTCAATAAATGGTCAGTTGACTCTTTATATGATTCCAACTGGGTCATCTAACTTGTCTGGCTCTATATTAACTACATTAACATTAACGGATATTCAAGATGGTTTGGATACTGGACTTGTATTATTTGATACAAATCAATTTTCAATTAATCCAAGAATAGAAAATAATTTTAGACCAACGTATTCATCAGCAACCGCATCTTTTTATCGTAGGGGTACATTTGAAGCACCTATAAGTTGTTCATTTGAAGTATATCCATCAATGTCAATTAATAAAGATTGGGTTCCTGAATATTGGATGCACTATACAACATTTAGTTGTGCTGAAGATATAACTGTTGCTGCATATGATGAGAATGGAAATATAATCCCATCTAGAGTAAACGCATCGGCATATCCATTAAGTTCACCATTATCTCAAAGTAAACAATTATTGGTTAGTTTTACTTATACTGAACCTTGGACTTCGGCATCGGTATCGGTAGACCAATCTTTTACAATTACGCCTGATGGTGCTCCTGGCGATGAAACAATTATATTTGAAGTAGTTCCTTCATCAATTACATTGGGTGCAAATTCAAGAGGTATTGTTGGTGATTATAAACCATCAATTACCGATATTAGATTAAAGCAAGGTTCTAGATATCTTTCTTTTACTGGTAGTGCTGGTGATAATAAGTTTTCATCACATGGACAATTTTATATAGCAACCGCATCTATTATTGAAAGTAATCTTAAAGCCGGTAACGTACAATTTACATCATCAAACGGAGCTGCATATACATCTTCATTAATAGTAAGTGCATCTTCCGATTTAAGACAATTAAGTGGAAGTATTACATATCCATTAATAATACACCCATATTTTACTTCATCAATTTATACTGCAAGTGTTGTTGTTAATTATACAAAAATATTAGAAGGAGCTCCACCAATTCAAGTAGTTATAACTCCAAATGCACCAAATTTAAAAGCAGATGAGGTTGGATATATTTCAGATTACACGGCAGCTAATACAACAATACAGGTAAAAGATGGCGATGACTTTTTAAGATTTACAACACAATCAACTGCTCCAGGTACATTTAGAATACAAAATGGAGCTTCTGTGGTAACATCAAATATTAGAACTGGTTCAATAGCAAGTTCATCATTTAATACGGCAACTGTATCATTTCAAAGATTTGATTATCCATTTGTATCGGCTAGTGCACAATATAACATTGTTGTATATCCATACGCTTTAGGACCTGGTCACGAATATACATCTTCTGTAATTCAAAGAACTCAAACATTTACAAAGAATGTAGCTCCACCAAATGCTAGAAGTGTTAATTTGAAAGCATCTTTTGATACTGTAAACTTTAATAAAGATGGAGTTGTATCTTCACCATTAGACCCAATTATATTAACGGCAACTGCAACAAATACAACCGGAGCAGTTTGGTTTCAATTTTATAAAGATGATACTGATTACACTGGTATTGTTGGTGAAGATTCTGCTGGTTCAAAATACGCAACTGCTGAAATAGGTGGTGGTGATGCAACTGGGCCGGGCGAAAATGCAACTTGGACTGTACGAATTAGAGATGGTAATTCATCTCCAACGGCACCAATTAGAGCAGAAAACTCTTTAACAATTGCTGGTATTAAAGCTGGGGCTGATGCATATAAATTAGTAGCATCAAATGAAAGTACAACAATTACGGCTGATTTGTGGAATACTTCATTTAGTGGTAGTGGTATGAAGATAACTACATTTAAAGGTACGGAACAATTATCAAATGTAAATACGCCAACATATAATGCAGCAAATGATGTTTATGATTTCTTAGGAAACTATATTGGTAATTTAGGATTCTCATCGGCATCAATATTTTTTACATCTTCGTTTGTTACACAATCATCTAATAAATTTCCAACAAGCAATCCTGCTTCAATTGATGATATAGCTGCATGGTACGCACCTGCAGTAAATAAAAGTGGGCAGATTGTATATAAAATTGATTTTGAAAATAATAGACAAGTTCAATTTGTAACACAATCAATATCTGTACAATTTGAACCGCCTGCACCATATGTAGTAAATTTAACAAATGAAAACTCATCAGCAGTTTATAAAGTATCTGGGCAATTCACATTAACAAATACTGGTACTGATATTAGAGTTTATAGAGGTGGAATTGAATTAACAAATAAACCTGCTGGATTTACTTCACCACAAAGAGATGCATATGGAGTAACTGGATATCAAAATCAATGTAGAGTTTCCATATATTCAAAATCATCTCATATAACATTAGCAAATAGTTGGTTACCTGCAAGTTATGTTACTGGAGTTCCTGCTCAAATGCCAAATATAGTTGGATGGACAGACCCTAACACAAATCCAAATGGTGAAATTGTTTATCAAGTAGAATGTGAAGGAAGACAAACTCTTTATAAAACACAATCATTATCTGTACAATTTGAAGGTTCTACTGGGCCTGGTATTGTAATGAGAGGTGAATGGAGTAGTTTAACAAATTATAGTGGTTCGGTTGAGACTAGAAATTTTCGTAGAGATGCCGTAATATATGGAACTAACCCAACAACATATTACGCAGCTATAAGTGGTAGTGGACCACAAACATATAATAAATCAGGTACTTTGGTTGGTTCAAGGGCCCCAACGGCTGGAGCTGATAATGCATGGTGGCAATTTTTAGGTCAACAAGAATTCTTTGTGGCAGCTAAGATTGCAATATTTGATGAATCATTTGTAAAAAATACAATCAACGTTGGTAACAATAGTGGTAGTGCATTTGCAAACATTGTATTGGCTGGTGGTAGAGAAGACCCGTATATGGCAATTGGACAATATAGTACAATCGGATATGGTAGTAGTGGAATTTGGATGGGTATATATGATGATGGTGGAACTGCAAGTACATTCAAACCTAGATTTTCTTTAGTTAATGGAGATAATAGTAGGTTTATGAGATGGACGGGTACTGATTTAGAAATTAAAGGTTCTATTACAGTAACTGGTGGTGATGCTGAAACAACAAGTGGTGCACAAGCCAAAGCAAATGCTGCACAATCCACAGCAATCAGTACGGCTGGTTCAAACGCAACAACTGCACTTAATACATTTAGTAGTTCATTGGGAGCAATGGCAGCTATTAGTTCAATTGAAGCTGGAAGTCCAATAACTTATATAGGAGCAGGTGCAATTGTAACTAATATGGTTGCAACTAATTTAATAACCTCAACAAATTACTCGGCATCAGTTGAAGCTTTCCCATATTCTAATGTTGGTACGTTTATCAGCTTAGCAAATGGTACTATAACAACTCCTGGATTTGCTTTAAAAGCTGATGGTACAGCTTTCTTTAAAGGAATACTTAATTCATCGGAAGCAACATTTGGTGCATGGACATTAAATGCACAAGCGTTTTATATTACAGCAAATAGTAGAATTAGATTAGATGCTGCACAAGAATCAATTCAAGTAAAAGATGTAAATAATGCAGTAAGATTTACGGCAAATACGGAATTAGTATTACCAAACCCTGCAGGTGTTCAGGCAGATGATGGTAGTCCAAACGCAAGTGGAGGAACGACTACACCATTATTAATAACTCCAACAGCAGCAACTGTTGTTGATGAAATTAGTTTAAATGGCGATAATACTTTCTTTTATACTGGAATATATCACGAATTGGGTAGATTCAGAGCATCTGCTAATGGAGGACAGCACAATGTAACGTATGTATGGAATCCAACTAGTGCATATACTTCTGGTAGAGCTTCTGCGGCCGGTGTTGCATATGCAAATATCGGAGTTTCATTGGTAATAACACCAGATGGAACAAATGATATAGTAGCATATGGTACATCAACTTCAGCATATGCATACGGGTCGATGCTTAGCGAAGCTGATATATATGGTACTTCGTTTTATGGTGGTGGTTACACTACTTATTATGCAACAAGCCAAACATCAACTTTAACTGACCCAAAAATATTTACTGTTTCTTCAAATTTGACAGCGAACACTTATTATAAAGTGAAATTACTTGTTTCATATACAGTGGAATCCTCCGATACATCCAATGCCCCATATTATGAAAGTTCTGATGCTAGTGTTGTTTTTGCGGAAGCAGGTGCTTCTAATAGATTGAGTGTTGAAGCTGTATCAGCAGGTACTATTGTTAATGGTGGTGGTTTCCAAACCGCAGCTGGTGCTGGTAAATATTTAAGACACGCTACAACTCCTGATACAACAGGAATATACACATATGTTGAAGGTGGAATACTTACCGACAAACAATATCATAAAAGTAATCTTGGAACTAATTTGGGACATGATGTGCCTGGATATCCTATGATTAAAGGGTATGGCAGGTGGACGATGGCCAATAATGCCACCGGTGCCCCAGCCACACCAAATGTTGCATCTGTTGGTGGTTGTATTACATCATTGACAGCAGTAGCTCAAGGTAGTTATACTGTGAGTTATGCATTAACAAATTCAGCTGGTGGAACTTTTGGATATACACCATCTATATTTGTATACGGTACTAGAATAAGTGATGGTGGAAGTGCACCTGTTGAATGTACATTTGATACTGGTAAATTCTCCGGAGATAATACATTCACAAACTTCAGAACACAGGATAATAACGTAGATACTTTAAACAATATGGATGAATTATCTATAATGGTAGTTATGTAAAATAAAAAAATAAAATTATGGAAGAAATAGTAGTTATTTTTGAAAGTAAAGATGAGCCAAATATGGGATGCTGGTTACGACCAAACCCATTGTATGATTTGGAATGGATATGCAAAAGAGATATTCCAGTTGGAAGCCCATATGTAATAATATTAGCAAGTCAACTACCATTTAATTATTATAATGAAATGGAATGTTATGCATTTGATTTTTCAAATCCTGATGGATGGGGGTCTGGCTCATATAATTTGTTAAATAATCCCTTTATATATCCAGCAACATTTGATATGACTCACGATGAATGGTTGGAATTAAAAGCAAGTGGTTCATTATAAAATAATATATTATGTTTACATACAATACAAATAAGGCTTTGGAACTTATGAAATCCAAAATTAGAAAAAAAAGAACAAAATTATTTAATGATTTGGATGTTCAATTTATTAGAGCAATAGAATCCGAAAATGTAGAATTGCGAACTCAAATTGTAGCTCAAAAGGAAGTATTAAGAAATCTAACGGATATTAGTATTGATAACATATCATCAAGAGATGAATTAATAGCTCTTTGGCCTGAAGATATATTGGGAGAAAATCCATTTCCTAAAAATTCATAATATATATACTTATATATAAACATTAACGTTATGGCACAAAAAACAGAAAAATTATCACAAGAGTTAATAGATGACCTAAGAGGTATGCAAACTAAAGCAAACGAATTAGTTATTGGTATTGGTCAAACTCATTTAAAATTAAGAAATTTTAAAACTGAGATTACCAAGCTTATGGAAGAACAAAAATCTATGGAAATGGAGTTTGAACTAAATGATAGTAAATTCACAACCACAATTAGAGATTTGGAGAAGCAATATCCTATGGGCGAACTTGATTTAAATGAAGGTATAGTAATATACGAATCTGCAGAATAAAATAAATTTGGTAGTTTGGGAATAATTTTGTATCTTTGTTACAATTAATAAAATATGTCTAAAAAGAAGTTACTTTATATTGCTCCCCACTTATCTACGGGAGGGCAACCACAATACCTATATAAACAGGTAAAACATTTTATTAAAGATTTTGATATTCAAGTTGTTGAAATAAACAATAGTGGTGGAATTGCATTTGTAGTTCAAAAAAATAGAATAAAATCTTTAGTAGAGGTTCATACGTTAGGAGATGATAAATCTGAAATACTAAATGTAATAAATCAGTTTAACCCTGATATCATACATTTTCAGGAAATACCTCAATTTGATTTAGCACCATTTATATTAGACCAGATTTTTACAAAAGATAGAAATTATTTTATTGTAGCATCTACACATGGTTCACTAACAAATCCATCCGAAATAGTTTATCATCCGGATAGATATGTTTTAGTATCCGAATGGAGTAGAAAAAGATTCATTGAAACTGAAGTTGAAACCGACTTATGGGAGTATCCAATTGAAGATTATATCTTTGATAACGAAGCTGCTCAAAAAGAATTAGGATTAGACCCAAATTGGAAGCACGTACTTAATGTTGGTTTATTTGCACCTGGTAAAAATCAAGGAGAAATATTTGCAATAGCAAGACAATTAGAAAAATATAAAATTAAATTTCACTTCGTAGGAAATCAGGCCGGAAACTTTGAAGATTATTGGAGACCTTTAATGGATTATAAACCTGAAAATTGTGTAGTCTGGGGAGAGCGTACCGATGTAGATACATTTTATGCTGCATGTGATATGTTTTATTTTTCATCTAAAATAGAATTAAATCCATTATCAGTTAAAGAAGCTCTATCATATAAATTACCTTCTATATTTAGAAAGTTACACACTTACTTAGATACATACGATAATAATTCATTAGTAACTTATATTAATGATGATTTGAAATTAACTAAGAGAGTTATATTAGAAACATTAGAACCTGAATTTAATGAAATACCGGGTTGGTTTGCATATACTGATTTATATAATGAAATGGTTGAATCCGCTAAAGGTGGTGAGATATTTGTAGAAGTAGGAGCATGGTTTGGTAAATCAACAAATCATTTAGCAACAAAAATTAAACAGTCTGGCAAGGATATTAAATTTACAAGCGTAGATACGTGGAAAGGAACTGATGATGAGGCATTACACCAAAATATTGTTGGAGCATTTAATGGAGATATATTTTATGAATTCATAGATAATACAGTTCTATCAGATAACTATGGTACATTTGATACAATTAAAGATACTTCACATAATGCAGCTAATCAATTTCAAAATGGTAGTATAGATTTTATTATGTTAGATGCTGGGCATTCTTACGATTCTTTAATGGAAGATGTAAAAGTTTGGTACAACAAAGTAAAGCCAGGTGGAATTATTAGTGGAGATGATTATACAGTATTTCACGGAGTAACACAAGCTGCAAATGAATTTTTCTATGAGCAGTTTGATAAAGGATTTCGTTCATTTATTCGTAAGAAACCTCGTATTCAAATAAAACATATGTTGACTAGGCCGAATGATATGAGAGAAAGGGTATCTATTCAATCTATTAAACAATTAGAAAAATATGGTATGTATTACGAACCAATTGTAAATGAACCATACGAAGGATTCGCACCAGCTGAAAATTGTAGAAGGCCTGAGCATATAAGTAAAGATAATAAGCCGGGTGAGTTATACCCTGGTGCTGGTTTGGGTTGGATGACTGGTAGACATTATGGATGTTATTTAGCACATAGAATGGCATTGGAAACAATGGATACTGAAAACTTTGATTACACTTTAGTATTTGAAGCAGATGCATTTATCTATACTGGTTTGGAAGAATTTGTTGAAATAGTACATAGAGCATGTTTCTTATCAGAGAGAGATAATGTACCATTCATATCATTTGCAGATAACCCATCAAGAGAAAAAGAAAAGATAGATGAGTTGTTTTCAAAGACAGCAGCAAATCAAGACCTTGCACATTGTTATTTAATTCCAAATAGAGAAAAGCAGTGGTGGGAAGATAGACTTAAAGATTGTGGTTGGGATGTTGGTGACCTTTGGTATAATCATGTATTTATAAATCACCCAAGACCTAGATATACAACAAACAAAGTGTATAGTAAGCAAGCGGAGGGATTTTCTTTATTAGATTTAACAATTAAAACTTGGAGTTAATGATATACGATAATTTAAAGAAAAATAAAAATAATATAGTTGAGGTAAAAAATAAAGTGATAATTCACTTTGTTAAAGGACCTTATGTTGAAATTAAAGGAAACATAGATTCTGAATATACAGTTAAATTTATAGATAATAAAACTGGAAAGGTACATTACTCTACAAATATAAAAAATAATTGTTGGTGTAAATGTAGTATAGAATATTTTATAGAATGGAAAATTGTTATTTATCAAAATGATAAAATATGGTATGAATATGTTTATAATGCAAAAGATAAAAGAGTTTATATTCCATTAGATTCAAAAGCTTTGGGCGATTCTTTAGCATGGTTTCCATATATGGATGAATTTAGAAAAAAGCATAATTGTAAATTAATTGTATCTACATTTATGAATGATATGTTTATGAGTCAATATCCTGAAATTGAATTTGTCAATCCTGGTACAGCTGTTGAAAATTTATATGCAATGTATTCTGTTGGTATATTTTATAATGATGATAGTTCTATAAATTTATTTAAAAATCCAATTGACCCAAAAACTCAAACAATGCAAAAAATGTGTTCTGATATTTTGGGATTGGAATATAAAGAAATAAAACCAAAATTAAAAAATATAAAAACAAAACCTGATTCAAATTTAAAGCAAGTTTGTATTGGTGTGTTTGGAACTGCCCAATCTAAATTTTGGAATAATCCAACTGGCTGGCAAGATGTAGTAGATTGGTTGAATAACAAAGGATACACAATTAGATTAGTATCAAAGGAGGGAGATGATTATATGGGAAATAAATTACCAAAAGGAATCGTACATCATCCAAAAGGACCTATTGAATTGGTTATGCTTGAAATGAAAAAATCAAAAGCATTTATTGGTATTGGTAGTGGTTTGAGTTGGTTGAGTTGGTCTTTAGATGTTCCTACTGTTTTAATTAGTGGATTTTCGTATGACTGGGCAGAAATGAAAGACTGTTATAGAGTTGCAGCTCCTAAAGGAAAGTGTGAGGGATGTTTTAATAGAATTCGTTTAAACGCTGGAGATTGGAGTTGGTGCCCAGACCACAAAGGAACGGAACGACAATTTGAGTGTACTAAATCAATAACATCGGAAATGGTAATAAAAGAATTAGAAAAATTCTTATAAAAAATAAAAAAACAATATACTTATATATATAAACAACAAAAACAACATTATGGCAGGATTAGATAACATCCCACAAAAGCAATCTATTGAGATTGAAATAGCTAAAGTAGATGAATCTATTTTAGATACAATAAACTCATTAAATGATAAATCAAATCAATTATTACTTGAGTTTGGACAAATTTATATTAGAAAAAAAGAAATAGCAGATGAATTGGTTAGATTGGATTCTTTACTTGAGCAAGGGGAGGCTGAATTTAAAAATACGAGTGCTGAATTAAAGCAAACTTTAGATGTATTAGATGATAAATATCCAGCTGGAAGACTTAATTTACAAGATGGTACGGTTCAGTATCAACCAGGTGCACCAACTAGAAAGCAATTGGCTGAACAACAAGCTCAATCAGCTAGTAATAAAGTAGTAAAAGAATAATATCGAATATTTATATAGGAACAACTATATAATGAACGAATTATCAAACTTTTTAATAGAAACAATATTGGGAGAAGCGGCTCAAATGGACAAAGTAGTTGTTGTCTATTCGGGCCGCTTTCAACCATTTCATAAGGGCCATTACGCAACTTATGAAAATTTAGTACGCAAGTTCGGAAAGGATAGCGTATATATCGGAACTTCTAATGTTACCGATTCAAAGAAATCTCCATTTAATTTTAAGGAAAAGAAAGCAATAATGATGCAGATGTTTGGGATACCATCATCTAAAATTGTTAATGTAAAAAATCCATATGCACCTGAAGAAATACTAAATAAGTATGATTCGGATACAACTGGTTTAGTAGTTGTAGTTGGTGAGAAGGACCAAAACCGATTAGGTGGTAAATATTTCACTCCATATAAAGGTAAAGTAGAGCAGGGGTATTTAGATAAAGGATATGTATATGCTTCACCTTCACAACCAAATCCTATAAGTGGTACTGATGTTCGTTATTGGTTAAGTGCTGGTAGTTCGGAAGAAAGAAAGAAAAACTTTACAAAAGCATATCCAAAATTTGATTCTCAAATATTCAAATTAATTACTCTTAAATTAAAGGGATTAAAAGAATGTATTAATGAAGAAATTAAACTAAACGTAAAAGTTGGTGATACTTTGTTAATGGGTAAATTTAAAAATAAAAAAGTAGTTGTTAAATCAATAGGTGAAGATGAGTGGGGAATGCCAACAATCAATGGTAAGAAAGCAGTAACATTTAGAATTCCTAAAAAAGAAAATTTAAAAGAAGCAGCATCCAACGCAGGATTCAGCGGAACAGCTGAACCGGATACCTCATTTGTTGCAGATAGAAACAAACGAATATTAAATAAAGAAAAGCCTGAAAATTGGTATAAGCAGGGTGGATATACTCAATTAGATAAACCCAAAGCGGATAATATGAGAGGAGTTGGTAAAACAAAAGATACTGAAACTCAATTTAGAAAATCATATTACAAAATAAATAATGTAGAAAAAAGTACATTAAATCCAGCTGATGACCCACATACTGTTGAAGATTGGAAAGAAATAAAACCTAAAAAAGCTATAAATAAACCTAAAAGATTTTGGGAATTGCCTGATAATCAAAAAGATACAATAATTTCAAAAGAAGATATCAAAGAAATAGTTTCTGATTTTGATTCTATATTAGATGAGATGGGACTTGGTGGTGGAGCTGGTATAGGTTTGAGTTTGCCGGGTGGATATATTAATGGAGCACCTGATAGTAAAGATGTTAAGAAGAATAGTAAAAAACTTAACAACAAAGCAATGAGTGGGTATGAGGAGATTGATGAAGATAAAATTCCTGGTGGCTTGGCAAAAGGTAAAACTATAATTGATTTGGCTAAGAAATATGATTCTAACGGATATTATGACCCAACGCAATTTGCAAAAGAATATATCAAACCTAAATTAATGAAAGGTATTAAAGTTGAAATGGAACATACAACTGATGTTCGTATTGCAACTGAAATCGCTATGGACCATTTATGGGAAGATATAAACTATTATGATAAGTTAGCTAATATAGAAAATCCAACAAACGAAGGATTGAAAGATTTAGAAAGGGAATTGGTAGTATTATATAATAAGGCTTTTAAGATGATGCCAAACTCTCCGGCACAAATGAAGGTTAGAGCTGAAATAGATAAAATCAGAAAACAACTTGAATCTTCAAAAAAAGAAAGTGTTAATGAATCAATCCTATTGGAAGGTGGGGCTTATGGACATATGAACCATCCGTTTGATATTGAAATGAATCTTACATTTGGTGATTTAAAACAAATAGTAGTAAGAGCACTTAATGGTGATTTAGAATTAGCAAGAGAGAAGACTGATGGTCAGGCATTGGCAGTTAGTTGGGTAAATGGTAGATTAGTTGCAGCTCGTAACAAATCACACCTAAAGAACAAAGGTGAGGGTGCTATGACAATAGGACAGGTGGCAGATAAGTTTGCTGGTAGAGGTGGATTGACTGATGCATACAACTTCGCTATGCAAGATTTATCAAAAGCAATTGGAGCCCTATCCGAACCACAAAGAAAAAAGATATTCAAAAATGGTGCATGTTTTATGAATTTGGAAGTAATATATCCAACATCCGTAAACGTAATTCCATATAACCAACCACTATTGGTATTTCATGGTACATTTGAATATGATAAAGATGGTGTAATTATTGGTGAAAATCAACAAGCTGCAAGTATATTAGGTGGGATGATTAAGCAAGTAAATGCACACGTTCAATCAAAATACACAATACAGGGACCGCCAATTAATAAACTTCCTAAATCAGAACACCTTTCTAAATTGCAAGGAAAGTATTTAGGGATGATTTCTAAATTACAATCTGAATTTGGATTGCACGATTCTGATGGTGTTGCTGATTATCATCAAGCATGGTGGACTAATTTTGTAGAAAAGAAAGCAAAAAAATTAGATTCACAACAAAAGATAGGATTAGTAAAAAGATGGGCTTTTAACGATAAAAGTTTCCGTATAGCAGAAATAACTGATGAAAAATTAAGAGCTTGGGCCGATGCAACTGATAAGCAAGACCAACAAAAGATAGGAAAGCAAAATCTAATGAGATTTGAGGAGATATTCTTAGGAGTTGGTGCGGATGTACTATCCTTTATGGATTCGGTTCTTACAGCAAACCCTGATAGTGCTAAAAGACAAATGGTGGCCCGTTTACAATCAACAATATCTCAAGTAAAAGCAAGTGGTGACCCTAAGAAGATTGAAAAATTGAAATTAGAGTTATCTCGCTTAAATGCACTTGGTGGATTCGAAAAGATTGTACCAAATGAGGGTATTGTATTTGTCTATGGTGGTAACACTTACAAATTAACAGGTGCATTCGCACCCCTAAATCAAATTTTAGGTATTTTCTTCGATAAATAATCGTTTTCTTTATTTTGATATACTTATATATACAAATATATCGTAAGTAATATGGCAAAGGAATTCAATAAAAAGTTTATGCATCCAACTCGTAGGAAGTTGGTAGATATGGTAATGCATGGTGCTGAATACGAAAAGGAATCATTTATTTCATTTTCTGGAGCAGATAAAGAAATTATAAAACGTAAGGTTGGTGAAAAATGGACTGATGATGATGGCAAATCTTGGGAGCAATTAGCAGCTGGTAAAGTACAAACATCAGAACTGGGTGATATAATGGCTGAAACAAGAGCTTATTTAGATAAGTTAAACACTTGTAAATCTGAAAATTGCAAAACAATCAAAATAGGTAGAGTTGATAAAAAATTAATATCTAAAACTGGATATTGTTTACACTGCCTTACTTTAAGAGAAGCTCAAATTAAATATGATGGATTGTGGGAAGCATATGAAGATTATAAAATATACTCTAATATGATTGCACATGGTAATGATGTTGTAGCCCAATTTAAACAAGCTTATAGAGATGCAAAGCAAACTTATGAAGTAGTTCAAGAAGATGGTAAGATTGAAACTTGGAGTATGGAAAGAGATGTAGAAGAACTTAAAGCAGAAATACTTTTAGAGATTGTTAAGTTTGAAGGTGAGATTGAACAAGCTACTAAATTAAGAAATGAGGCTTACGATAAATTAAAAGATAAAAATTACGATTTAGTAAGACCACTTAACGATTAATATGAGTACTGGTATAACACAAAAGAAATCTCTAAAAGATATTATTGCAGAAGAATACAAAAAGTGTGCGGTAGACCCGATTCACTTTATGAAGAAGTATTGTATGATTCAACATCCAGTTAGAGGTAAGATACCTTTCCACTTATTTCCATTTCAGGAAAAGACACTAACTCAATTTGCAGGTAATAGATTTAATATAGTATTGAAATCACGACAAACTGGCATCTCAACCCTATCGGCTGGATACGCTCTTTGGAAAATGATATTTAATGGTGATTTTAACGTATTAGTTATTGCAACAAAGCAAGATGTTGCAAAGAACTTGGTAACAAAGGTAAGAGTAATGCATGAATTGCTTCCTAGTTGGCTTAAAAACGGGTCTATGGAAGATAATAAGCTTTCCCTTCGTTTAACAAATGGTTCTCAAATTAAGGCTATTGCTAGTTCTCCTGATGCAGGACGTTCGGAAGCCTTATCACTTCTTATATTTGATGAGGCCGCTTTCATTGATGATATCGACGAGATTTGGGTAGCAGCTCAATCAACTCTATCTACGGGTGGTAGTTGTATTGCATTATCTACTCCTAATGGTGTCGGTAATTGGTTTCACCAAACTTGGTTAGGAGCTGAGGAAAGTAGAAATCCATTCAACACAATCAGATTACATTGGACAGTACATCCTGAGAGAGACCAAAAATGGAGAGACCAGCAAGAGGAATTATTAGGTATAAAGAAAGCAGCACAGGAATGTGATTGTGACTTCGTATCTTCTGGTGAAACTGTAATTGAACCGGAAACTTTAATGTTCTATAAAGAAACATATATTCAGGAACCAATTGAGAAAGGTGGATTTGATGGAAATCTTTGGAAATGGGAACATGCTGATTATCAAAAATCATATATGGTAGTAGCCGATGTGGCTAGAGGCGATGGAGCCGATTATTCAACGTGTCATGTAATTGATGTAGTTAATTCAACTCAAGTAGCTGAATATAAAGGCAAAGTTGATACAAAAGATTTTGGAAACTTCTTAGTAGCACTTTCAACGGAATATAATGATGCTTTACTTGTAATAGAGAATGCAAATATTGGATGGGCAACAATTCAGCAAGTAATTGATAGAGGATATAAAAACTTATTCTATATGAGTAAGGATTTAAAATATATCGATGTAGAGAATCAAATGACAAATAAATATAGAGCTGAGGATAGAGGATTGGTTGCCGGATTTTCAACTACATCTAAAACTAGACCTTTGATTATATCTAAATTAACTGATTACTTTAGAGAGAAATCAGTTATAGTTCGTTCTACTCGTTTGATAGATGAGTTATTTACGTTTATTTATATGAATGGTAGAGCTGAAGCTATGAAGGGTTACAACGATGACTTGGTAATGGCATTTTCAATTGGTATGTGGGTTAGGGATACTGCGCTTAGATTAAGACAAGAAGGTATTGATTTAACAAAAAGTGCGGTAGGTGGTATTACATCAAATACTTATAATGGTATTTATGGTGGTGGTAGCACTATGGATGATAACCCTTGGAAGATGAGAATTGGTGATGGATTTGAAGATTTATCTCAATGGTTGTAGTGTTTTGATAATTTACGATATTTATGTTATATAATGTCAAAATACAAATTCTATGATTAAATTAACAAATATCCTAAAAGAAGATGAGTATGTAGATAATGCATATTCAATGGGGGATACACCACAAGATAATCCAATTGATGATTATGATGAATTGGATGTTGAGCAAGAAGATATGGATGATTTTATAAACTTTTTAAAAGGATATTCAATTCAATTAGAAGAAGCAAATTGTAATTGTGTTTATGAAGCAGAATACCAAGGTAGAGAAGTAAAATTAGGCAAACCATCTCAAGGTGATGTTAAGAAGTTTAAAGTTTATGTTAAGAACCCAAAAACAGGAAAGGTAATTAAAGTAAACTTTGGAGATAAAACAATGAGAATTAAGAAGTCTAATCCTGATAGAAGAAAATCTTTCAGAGCAAGACATAATTGTGATAATCCTGGTCCTAGAACAAAAGCAAGATATTGGTCTTGTAGAAAATGGTAAATAAATTATGGCAGAACAAGAAGAAATAGATGACAGGAGTTTTTTTGGTAGACTGAAAAAACTATTCTCAACAAACGCAATAGTAACTGTTGATAAAGATGGTAAGCGTAGAGTAGTAGATACCGAAGAACGTCAAATGAATACAAACTTCGTAAATCTTAGAGATAGATATACAAAGTTACAAAGGTCTTACTACGAAACTAATCAGGGTGCCCAATCAATGGCATACCACCAAGTTCGTAGAGAATTATTCAGAGATTATGATGCTATGGATAATGACCCAATTATAGCATCTGCATTAGATATATACGCTGATGAATCAACAACAAAAAATGAATTTGGTGATGTATTGGCAATCAAATCATCAAACGAAAATGTAAGTGCAATCCTACATAACTTATTCTATGATGTAATAAACATAGAATTTAATTTGTGGCCTTGGGTAAGAAATTTGGTAAAGTATGGTGATTTCTTTTTAGCATTGGAAATAGCTGAAGGTAAGGGTATTATTAATGTAACTCCATATTCTGTATATAATACGGAAAGATTGGAAGGTACTGACCCATTGAATCAAAACTATGTTAAATACAAAGTTGAATTAGATAGATTTGGTAAAAAGGAATATGAGAACTATGAAATGGCTCACTTCCGATTACTTTCAGATACAAACTTCCTTCCATATGGTAAGGCTATGATTGAAAACGGCCGTAGGGTTTGGAAACAATTATCGCTTATGGAAGATGCGATGTTAATCCATCGTATTATGAGAGCACCTGAAAAAAGAGTGTTCAAAATTGATATTGGTAACATTAACCCGCAAGAGGTTGATAACTATATGCAAAAGATTATCAATAAAATGAAGAAAACTCCATTTGTTGATAAAAATAGTGGTGACTACAACTTAAAATACAATATTCAGAATCTTACTGAAGATTTCTTCTTACCTGTTAGAGGTGGAGATAGTGGTACATCAATTGAAAACTTAGCTGGATTAGACTATGCAGCGGTTGAAGATATTGATTATCTAAAAGCTAAACTATTTGCTGCATTAAAAGTTCCAAAGGCTTACTTATCATATGATGAGAACGTTAATGGTAAAGCTACATTGGCTGCAGAAGATGTTCGTTTTGCTAGAACTATCGAAAGAATTCAAAGAACAATTGTTAGTGAATTATATAAGATTGCAATCGTTCACTTAGCTGGACAGGGTATTGATGATTCTGAAATGACAAACTTCCAACTTACTTTAACTAACTCATCTACAATATATGAGCAAGAGAAGGTAAACTTATGGAGTGAGAAAGTTAGATTAGCAACTGATATCAAAGGAATGAATATGTTATCTACTGATTGGGTATATCACAATGTATTTAGCATGAGTGAGGATGAAATGGATATGGAGAGAGCTAAAATGATACTAGACCTTAAAGATAGATTTAGATATAATTCAATAGAACAGCAAGGACAAGACCCTGCTAATCAACCCGAACCACAAAATGTGGAGGAGGAGATTGAAAAAATGAAGCAGGAGATTGTGGATAATAAAGGTGGTAGACCAAGAGAAGGTAATACATATGGTAAAGATAAACATCCATATGGCAGAGACCCATTGGGAAACAAAGAAAACGAAAAAGAACGTAAGAGAGAAACTCGTTCAATTGAATCAAGTAAAAAATTAGCACAAGAATATATTAATGGGATTTCGGCAAAAAAGAGGATTTTAAGTGAAAAATCACAAAAATCAGACCTTTTAGATGAAAATAACCTGTTAGATGACATCAAATTTTAATAAACATTAAAAAGTTTATATTTATATGTGTTAGTTTATAGACAGTAGGTTAAATATAGGGAAATAAATGAAAAAAATAAAACATTCTAAGGTTAAGAATACCGGAGTGTTGTTTGAGCTTTTGGTAAGACAAATAACATTGGAAGTACTTAATGGTGATAAAACAGAAAACGCAAAAAACATTGTAAAAGAGTTTTTTGCATCTGGGACTGAATTAAATAAAGAATTACGTCTTTATGATTTATTATTAAAGGAAAAATATAATTCAGAAAGTAAAGCTGAGATGTTTGTAGATACTGTATCTCAAGCTCATTCTAAATTAAACGAAGGTAAACTTGCAAAAGAAAAATACAATCTTATTAAGCAAATTAATGAGAAATTTGAATTAGAACAATTTCTTTCATCACCAATAACAAATTACAAAGTTTTAGCATCTATATATAAAGTGTTTGAATCTAAAAAATCTGAAAATTATGATATTAAAGATATATTTAATTCAAAAGTAACCTTAATTGAAAATATTATAGCTAGAACATCTACAAAAACTAACAAAATAGAAGATACTAAACTAATCGAATCATATAAACAACAAGATAAAGACCTAAGATTATTAACCTATAAAATACTTGTTGAAACTTTCAATAAAAAATATACTAATTTAGATACAAGCCAAAAGAATTTGTTAAAAGAGTATATTAACAATATTTCAAATACATCTAAATTTAAAGATTATCTTTCAGTAGAATTACCAAAAATTGTATCTGAATTAAAATCAATCAAATTAAAAATACAAGATAAAGTTACTACTATTAAGTTATCTGAAACTATTTCTATTTTGGAAAAAATGAAAATGGGCAAAAGTATAACTGATGGACAGGTTTCATCTATTATGCTTTCATATGAATTAATTAAAGAATTAAAATCTAAATTAAAATAATGGAAGCTAGATTAAAAGAAATAATCAGAACTATTGTTAAAGAAATCCAATCGGAAAAGGAATTGGAAGAAATGACTGGAACTGGCGCAGTTGCTGGATATGATACTCCAAACGCATTTTCTAAACCAGGTCAAACTGCAAAGAAAAACAAAAGATTGGCAAATGTAACTGGTGGTGAAGTTGTTGATGATTTAGAAGAAGGAATAACAAGTAGTGCTGGTGCACCATTTTCAAAACCATCTGATGTTGCTGGTAAAAATGCTAAATTAGCTAAATTATCTGGAGCAACTGTTGTTGGTGAAGAAAAAGACTGGTTAAAAAATGATGTTCCTGCTAATTCTAAAAAACCATTAGAAATTAAACCAACCGCAACTGATTGTAGTGATTCTGGTGAAATTGCTGATAAAAGTGGTATGGTATTAGCAAAGGATGATGATGAGGCTAGTTTAAATGAAAATCGTTGGTTGGCAATTAAAAATGAAGATGGTTCTCCCAAAGCTAAAATGAGTAAGGGTATAACATCTATCAAACAACAATTAGGTGAAGTAGAAAAATTCGTTAATTGGTATTCTAAGATAAAAAATGAGAATGGGGTTAAGAGAGATGATTACTATAAAAGAACAAATAAAAGTTTACATAAGATAAAAGAGAGATTAATGAATCTTTCAGAAAAAATTAGAACTTTATAATATGCCAGCACAATCAAAAGCACAACAACGATTTATGGGTATGGTTCATGCAGTACAAAAAGGAGACATGGAAGCACCATCTAAAGAAGTTGAGAAAGCAGCTGATTCGATGAGTAAAAAAGACGCTAAAGATTACGCATCTACATCACATAAAGGTCTACCAAACAAAAAAGAAAATATGAACATCACTAGACAAAGACTAAAAGAATTAGTTAAGGAAGTAATGATAGAAGAATCTGAATATCAGGCATTCTTTCAAAAGGCTTTGGATAAAGCAGGTAAATCTATCCCATCTATGAGTGATGAGGAGAAAAAAGCATTCTTTGATAAAGTAGATAGTGCTTGGAATGGTAAAGGTGAAAAGAACGAAGAATTAAAAGGAGACCAACATAAATTAGATGTTGATAAGGATGGTGATATTGAAGGTGATGACTTGGCAGATTTAAGAGCATCTAAAAAAGAATCAATAGCTACCGAACTACCAAACGCTACAATTCCATCGGCTGTTAAGATGAAATTGGCAATGGCACTTGATAAAATCAAAGATGCTAAACTTAACAACAATCAAAAATTACAATTAGTTGCACAAGTAGTTGATAGTTTGGGTGTTGATAAATCTCAATTAGGTACTATTGCTAATAAGATTAGAAGTAAAATGGAATCGATAGATGAGGCAAGAGATGCTGAAGGAAATGAATTTCCTGAACTTGAAGATGTTAAAACAGCTGTTAAAAAAATCATTCAAAATAATGATGTTGAAAAGCTT